CCGTGGCCGGGGTGATGCCGAACTCGGCGTGGTAATCGATCACCGTGGCGCCGTCCCTGGGGTCCTTCACCACGCCCTGGATGCCGTTGAAGAGGTGGAACTCGAACGTGGCCTCGGCGTCGTTGCGCAGGCGGCCCAGCTTGCGGGCGACCTCGGCCTGCACCTGCTGCACCGCGGTTTCCGAGCCGAAGTCGCGGATCGCCTGGATCTCCGAGGCCCAGAGCACGTCCTGCTTCTTGAACTGCCGGCAAACAAACGCCCGCATCTCGCGGCGTTCAGGCGTCTGGCTCTCGTAGGCAGAGCCACGCTCGGAGAACGGGATCAGCGACAGCGTGCCGTCGCGGCTCTCGATCATCACGGTGCGGCTGCGCACACCGCGGGCGCCGAAGAGGTCCGCGCCCGACAGGATGGCGGGCTTGTAGGGGATATTCTCGAGCGCGCGGGTGAGTTCGACGATGGTGAAGGCATCGCCTTCGAAGATGTCCATGGTGGCCATGTTGATGCCTCCTGTCGGTTTCGGATCAGCGGACGATGATGCCCGCGGCGAAGAGCGCGGCGTGGGCGGCGGCGACCTCGGGATCGCTGGGCGTGCCCGCGAAGACGAGATCATGCCGGTTGACGATGGCGGGGCCGCGGACCACCGCCACGGCCGGTGCATCGCCGCCGCTGGCGTCCGCCTTGCCCCAGAGCACGGCGACGGCGGTCTCTGTCCCGTCGGTGGCGTCGGGGTCGTGGGCGGCGTATTTGCCCGAGGCGGTGATCTGACCCAGCACGGTGCCGGGTGAGAGCGTGCCGGACGCAACGGTGACGGTCTCTCGGGTGTAGTCGCGATGGGCTTCCCAGACGAGGAAGCCGCCGGGGTGGGTGGACTCAGAAAGCGTGGTCATGGGAGCCTATCCTTTGAGCTTGAAGGTGCGGGCGATCACGTCGCCCCAGGGACGGGTCGTGGCGCTGCGGCCGGGTTGCGGGTGATGGGGCGTGATCTCCGGCGCGGCCTCGGCCTTCGTGTCCAGCAAGCTGCTGCGCACCGCGTCGAGGCTGGCGTCCTCCTCGAGGAAGCGCCCGGCCATCTGCGGCTGACCCGCGAGGCGGCAGAGATCGACCACGGCCCGGGCATGGGCGATGGCCTCGGCGCGGATGGCGGTGGCGTTCGGAGCCGTGCTGGCGTCTGCCATGGGGCCGTCCGGATCGTCGGCCACGGGCTGCGGCGCGGGATCGGGGACCGACGCGACATCGTTGGCGTCGTCAACGATGTCGGTTTCCGTCTTGGCGTATTCCGGATCTGGGGTCTCGACCGCGTCCACCAGCGCTGGCGGCGCGTTGCGGAACCGGGCGATATCGAAGCGCGCGGCGATGCGCACCGGCTCGGCCAGGCGCGTGGCGAGACCTGCCTCCAGCGCCTCGGCCGCTGTGAGCCAGGTCTCGGCGGCCATCAGCCCGGCGATCTCCTCCTCGGGCCTGCCCGAGCGGGCGGCGTAGCCGCGCAGCATGCCGGCCGCGATCTTGTCCAGCGTCCCGGCCATCTCGCGCATGTCCGCCGCCGTGCCCATGACGAGGCCGGAGGGATCGTGGATCATCAGGAAGGCATTCTCGGGCATGACGATCTCGTCGCCCGCCATCGCGATGTAGCTGGCGGCCGAGGCCGCGATCCCGTCGATCCAGACGGTGACGCTGCCGGCGTGGCGGCTCAGCGCGTTGTGGATCGCGACCGCGTCGAAGACCGAGCCGCCGGGGCTGTTCAGCCGCAGATCGATCGCGGTCTCGTCCGGCAGCGCGCCGAGTTCGGCGAGGAAGCCCTTGGCCGAGACGCCATAGGCGCCGATCTCGTCATAGATCAGCACCTCCGCGCCGCCGTCGCGGGCGCGGATCGTGTACCAGCTGTTCATGATGTCACTCCTGATTGGTGGCGCGGTCGGTCGCGGCCGCATCGATGTCGTCACCGCTGTCATCTGCCGACCCATCGCCCGGATCGGGCCGCGTTGCCGGCGTCGCCCGCGCGCCCTGCGTCTCGCCGGGGCTGGTGCGGTAGCGCAGGCCGAGCCCCTCGGCGCGCGCCGTGTCCGTCGCGTTCTCGCGGTCGACCTCCTCGACATCGTAGCCGGTGGCCTCCACCACCTTGCGCCGCGAGGTGATGCCCGCCTCCATCGCCAGCACCTGCGCCTGGATGTCCTTCAGCGGATCGACCCAGTCCCAGCGGGGCGGGATCCACTGCACCATTTGGGCGACGGCCGGGTCGGGCAGATCCAGCCGGCCTGCCAGCCGCGCCGTTTCCAGCCAGCGCGCCCAGACCGGGCGGCAGAGCTGATGCGCGATCACCCCGTGCTGGAGCTGCTGCACGCGACGCCGGAACTCGACGAGCTCGGCCCTCAAGCTCGAATAGTTGGCCTGGCGCACGTCACCGGTGACCAGGTGATACGGCAGCCCCAGCGAGGCCGAGACGCCGAGCAGCGTGCGGTACTGGAACGCCTCGTAGCTGCTGCCCACATCCGCCGGTGACGAGAACTTCACGTCCTCGCCCGGCAGCAGGACCTGCAGCGTCCCCGGCTCGAGGCTGGCGATGGCCGCGCCGTCGGGGTCGGCCTCCTCCGTGCCTATCATAGGCTCTTCGGGCGCCGTCTTGGTGATGAAGCCCGCGAACATCGCCGCGGTCTTCTTCCGGTCGAGCTCGGCGTCGTCGTACTGGTCCAGCAGGAAAAGCCGCACCATGGCGGGCGCGACATGCGGCAGGCCGCGGATCTGCCCGGCATCGAGCGGGCGATAGACGTGAAGGACGTCAGCCGCCGGCACACGCACCGTCTCCGGCACCGCCACGCGCCGGTCCGTGCTGTCGCCCGGATGGCTGCGGCGGAAGTGATAGGCCACCCGCCTGCCGATGGCGTCGAACTCGATCCCGCAGCGGATGCGGTTGCCGTTGGCTGCCGTCTCGGTCTTCTCGAAGGGCAGCATCTCGGATTGCAGGAGCTGCAGTTGCAGCGGCACGAGCAGACCGTCCTCGGTGCGACGTGGGCGCAGCCGCACGAAACACTCGCCCGCGACGAACATCTCTCGCGCGACCATGGCCTGAAGGCCGTAAAAGTCCGTCAGCCCGTCCGCGTCCGCCTCGTCGGTCCAGGCGAGCCAGAGCCGCTGGACCTGGTCCCGAAGCTCCGCGTCGTCGATCAGCGAAGACGGCTTGATGCCGTCGCCGACGAGATTGGCGGCGAAGGCCTCGCAGGCATTGGCGGCATAGCCGTTGGTGACCACCAGTTCGCGCGCCCGCGCCAGCAGCTTTGGGCCGCCCGAGGCGACGAGCGCGTTGACGTTCTCCAGCGGCGGGTTCCAGCCGCGCAACCGGCGCCGGGACATCGCCCCTTCGAGGCGCGCACGCATGCCCGCAGGGCCGCCGGCGGGCTGGCGGCGGAACCGGTCGAACAGCCCCATGGATCACAGCCCCTTCGTCGACGTCACACGCAGCTGCCGCACGATCCGCCGGCCCTCGGCCGCGGCGATCTCGCGGTCCAGCGCCTCGATGGCGCGGTCGATCTCGACCACGCTGCGATACTCGACGGTCTTGCCGTCATAGCTGACCCGCGCCACGCCGGAGGAGCGCTGCGCCGAGAGCGCGTCGCGGCGGCTGCGCAGGTCGGTAATTGTCGGCATCACGCGCGCCTTCTATGGTTGGGACAAAGCTGCCGCCCGGAGGACCCATGTCGGAGCCCGTCGCCCGTCTGATGATCGAACTCGAGGACATCACCCCGCGTATCTGGCGGCGGGTTGACGTGGCGGCTGCGATCACCCTGTCGACATTGCACGACATCCTTCAGGCCGTGATGCGGTGGGACCATGCGCATCTCTACGAGTTTCGCGTGGGCGACCGCGCCTATGGCGACCCGCTCCCCGGATTGGAGAGCGCGTCCGGCCGGGTCTACAAGGCCAAGGGAACCCGGCTGAATCAGGTGATGGATCGGGGAATCGACCAATTCACCTATGTCTACGATTTCGGTGACGACTGGCGGCACAGCATCCGTGTGGAGCACGTCCGCGACGGTGATCCAGACAAAGATTATCCGGTGTTCGTCGAGGGCGGACGCCGCGCACCGCCCGAAGATGTGGGCGGTCTGCCCGGGTTCATGAACTTCCTCGATGCGATCGCCGACCCGAAACATCCCGAACATGCGTTCTTGCTGGAATGGGTCGGAGGCGCCTTTGACCCTGAGGACATCGACCGCCGGGAGATCGAGTTCGACCTGGCCATGCTCGCCGAGTTCCGGCGCAGGGTGCGTGCCGGCCATCGTAGTCGCGGGGAAAAGAAGGCCCACTGATCACTCCATGTAACTCGAGCGGACGGTCCGCCGCCGCAGCGTGCTCCGCTTGCCAGCGGGCGGTTCGGAGCCCGTCACCCCATTAGGATCGCTCCGCTGTTCGATGCCGAGTTGCGTCTCCAGATCGGCCCAGCGGGCCTCAGACCACCGGTCGGCCCCGGCGATCCACGCGGCGGCCCTGGCGTAGACCCGGCAGTCCAGCGCCTCGTTGCGCTCCCGAAGCTTCTGCCATTCGAGCTTCGTGAAGCCGCGCTTGCCCTTCACCGTGACCAGCTGCTCGGCGGCCAGCTGCTTCAGCCATTCGCTGTCCGCCCAGGACGGCAAATGCACCGTTCCGGGCGGAAACGGTGCACCGGCGGCGATCTCTTCCTCCGCCGGTCGGTCCTGGCGCAGAAAGCGGTAGGTCTCGGCCTTGAAGGTCGAGGTCGCCACGCTCCACAGCCGCGCGCCGCGGCGCAGGCGCTTGCCCGCGACGGTCGCGTCAACATAGGTGGGGCCTGTCACCGGGCTCGACCGATTGAACCCGTCGAGCCCCTTCACGGGTGCCACCTGCGCGAAGCCGACCTGCCGCGCCCAGCCATAGACCGCGCTGGTCTCGTAGCCCGTGTCGATCGCAAGACGCGCGATCGCCAGATGCTCGCCGGAGGCATACGTCCATGTGCGCCCCAGCAGATCCGTGAGCTGCTGCCAGCAGGCCGGATCGCCGGGCCCGCCCTCGATGACGACATGATCGACGAGCCAGCTTTCCAGCCCGCGGCCCCAGGCCCAGACATCGACCTCGATGCGGTCCTTCTGCACGTCGGCGCCGGCGGTCAGGAACAGGCCGCCCGCCGGCACGGTGCCCGGTTTCCATGCCTCGCGGCGATCCGCCAGCCGTTGCCAGTCGGGCGCCTCGCCGCTCTCGACCCATGTCTCGCCGAGGATCGTGTTGCGGAACGCCTTGATCGCCTCGTCCGAGCCTCGGGCCGCCTCCCAGGCGCGCGCGATCCGGTCCCAGCCGAGCCAGCCCACCGGCGAGTAGAGCGCCGAGAGGTGATAGCCGACGGTGCCGGGGTCCTCCGGCTCGGCGGTCGCGCGCCATTCGCCCGCTTCCAGCATCGCCGTCTTGTGGTGCTCCGCGATGGCCCCGTCGCAGCCCTCGCAGAGATACTCCGCCGTCTCCGGCCGCCCCTTCTCCCAGCGCAGCCGGTCGAACTTCAGCCACTGCATTGCGTCGCAATGCGGGCATGGCACGAAGAAGCGGCGCTGGTCGGACGCCTCGAGCTCCCGCTCGATTCGGGAGAGCCCCCGGATCGTCGGCGTCGAGACGAGGAACACCTTGCGCCGGTGGGCAAAGGTCAGCGAGCGCGCCTCGGCCAGCGTCACCGGATCGCCTTCCTCGTCGGC